TCCAAAATTCAGTTAGTACTTGTAGTTTGTCACTTGCGTTTGCGAGTTTCTCAACCATATTATCCATCTCTTCGAGCATCTGTGGGTGTTCTCCAATACCCGCAGCGTTTTCAAGATAAATCATCAAAGTCGCCTCGGCTTCTAAGATTTGAGCCTCATACTTTCTTTTGAGACTGTCAATCATTTTTTGTCTTGTTTCTTTTGTCATGATGAAAAAAATAAAGTGGGGCAGACAACGCCTACCCCACTATTAATTAAAATGGTAAGTCTTCGTCAATAGGTGCGTTAGCTTGAGGGTCAACGTAAGAAGAACTCTTTGAACTTGAACCACCGTAGGTTTCAGTTCCTTCTTCGTCGTTACCATAAACGTAACCACCCTTGTCACTATCCCAACGTGGTACTTCACCACGAGCAATCGCCTCAAGATACTCAACGGGTTTCTTTGAGTATACATCCAACCAAGTGAGTTCGTCATCAACCCATTCTTTCATGAGTTTAGCGTCTTCGTGAGTTGGGGTGGGGTCATCGTACATAATAGTTGATACTGTGGTGTACGCAGCTCCCTTAGGTGTCTTTTGTTTGGTGAGTTCAATGATAAGGTCACGACCTTTATCGGGGTCAGTAATGTCACCTTTGTTTCTCCAAATGGGGATAATTTTATCCAAGATACCTTCATTCTTGTAATTGTGTTTGAAACGCCAGAACTTAACTCCGTCACCTTCAGCATCACGGTCAATCACTTTAACAATGTAAAACTTACGAGACTTGTATTGCTTAGCAAGTTCTTTGTCGGATTCTTTACCCGTAGCCATAAGTTCTTCATAAACCTCATTCAAAGGAGAACGTTCGTTGTCATTCTTGCCTGGGTCATAAAACTTCTGCCATTTACCACCCACTTGGATTTCATGGTACCAAGCCTCCTTGAAGGGTGAACTACCGTCTTTGGTAGGGAGGATACGGACACGGCGAGTACCCGAATTTGATTTGTCATCAAGAATGAGAGCGAAGTATTTCTTCATTCTCTCGTCTTGAGACATCTTTCCCTGTCCGCCACCTGTGGCTTGTTGGGATTTTTCATACTGTGCTAAAACTGCGTCTAAAGAGCTCATAGGAAATAAAAATTAATGTTAGTTGTTTAATGTTAGTAAAAAAAAGTTACATGGTCAAATTCTATCATGAAAATAAAAAAAGGTTGTGTTACCACAACCCTTAATTATAATCATATCTACATTGGAAATCAGTACTTAAATGGATTTTCATATCCATCGTCGAACTTATCAAATGTCTTTTTGATTTCAGCTGGTGAAATATTTTCAACCTCATCCGAAGTGAGAACATACTCATGCTTACCAGCCTTTTCAAAGTCTTCTTTCTTGTCGTCAAAGAAGTCTGTCAACTTTTGGTTGAATGGACCTGAGTCCAAACTTCTTAATTCGAGTTTCTCTTGTGGAGTCTTCTCTCTGTATTTCTCAATCTTAGTCTCAATTGAGTTCAACTTGTTAACCAAGTTGTCCATGTCTGCCAACTTTGTCTCGAGGTTACTTAAATAACCAAATAGTTGTTGGAAGTAATCATCTTGTTTTTTCTCGATACCTTTTTGTGAGTTAACCAAATCGGTGATTTCTAATTCTTCAGTACCACCTTCATTTGATTCTGTAGATTGCCCTTCACTATCAATTTTTTCGACTTCAGTATCTTGAGCCACGTCAATCTTAACAGGGGGTCCCGCAGGTGCTTCAGGAGTTGCAGCAGTCTCGGGTGCCGTTGCGGGTTCATCCGCAGGTTCTAAAGCCAAGTCAGCTTGTTCAGTAATATACTTGTTGATTTTGTGGTGTCTCTCAATTTCCCTGAGAATCTTCTTGTCAATTTCCATTTGATTAACCGTTTAACAATGTCTTTATACCGTGCGAAGTTTCAACTTTTACTTTTCTGTTTGCTGTTACAGAATGTCCGGCTCTTTCTATCAACCCATCTCTGTCACGAACAACATAGCAGTCTCCCGTGTCAAGGTCACACACTTCAGTAGTACCATCACCATTGCTTCTTGAGGAAATTCTGGTGTTCTTTCCAAGGTACTGATTCAATTTTTGATTTAAATCCATAATTTAAGATTTTACTATAAATATCAACTAATATACAAACATCAACAATTTGAACCCGTTAAGTCACATGTAGTTCCATATAGAATAATGTTAGCCCCATTTGTTCCTGTTGGATAACATTCACAACAAGGGTCTTGTAGTATTGTCTGCATGTCTTGGACTGAAATGATTTCGTCAGCATCAAAACCTAACGCAGGACATTCTAAAGGAATTACGGAGCGAACAAATGTGAAAATATGTTCTTTTGCCGGAGTAGTAACGGAAACTCTAATAACAACCGAGTAGTTTGGTTGATTACCCGCTAAACGAGAAAGTACCGTTCTCCATCCGTCAGTTGTGGATGTGTATTGACCTGAAGACACAACCTGATTTGGTGTCAAAGTAAAATCCGCAATATTAAGACTTCCTACAGTTCCTGTCTGAGCAATGTAAATTCTAGCCGGATATGACTGACTGAGTTGTCCTGTGATTGAGAATATACCCGTCAAGTTAGCGGTGGGACTTCCATATCTAATGGATAAATTAGAGGTACCCAAAATAGCACTGTTGTTAAGAATCACATCATCACTTGATTGTGGAATGACCGATGTTGAACTTGGTGTTGGTGTTGGAATTGGGTTACCAGTGTTCGGACCAACTCCGAATTGGAATACGGCATTACTTGGTGTTGGTGTACAGGTCGGAACAATTTGGTTTGTTGTGTTCAGATTATTGACAACAGGACTTGGTGCCGGTGTTGGGATTAACGGAATGTTTGATTTGAACGGTGGCGTTTCTTGACCCTGTAATTTATCCATAAGGATTTTAGCTTTAGTCAATGCAATTTGAACCTCAGGGTTTCTTGTTTGACTTACTCCTGTCGGATATGGGTAGTTCTGTAGATAGAACGTCTCCAAAGATTTCTGTCTGATTTGTCCAATCTTATCTCTTAGACGGTCTCTCATGAATTGTAAGAAATCGTTAGTTGTTGCAAACATTGCAACAGGATTCGAAACTTTAGAATTCTGATTCGTGGTAAAGTTACGACACGAATACGTTCTCAAGAAATATTTTTCAACTAAATCGGAATAGTTGTATTCTAAAGTTATCTTACCATAGTTGTTGTCGTATCCATTAAATCGATTGTCACTGAAACTTGAAACATAACAAATGGCAAAGATAACAAATTGCAGATTTTGGTCAGGAGTCACTAACTTGATTTCATTATACAATTGTTCGGCATTCAACTTAGTATCTGTTCCAGCAACACTTTGGAATCCAAGTACGTCTAAGTATGGATATTCTTTAACTTTAGCGGTACAAGAATTCTGTTCAGCCGTCGTTGTGTTTGGATTAGTAGATTTGTTGGCATTTTTCTGTTGAGTAGTGGTTGTAACAGAAACGTCGTCTTTTCTTTGTTTTACAGCACTTATAACTTTTGAAACTAAGTTCTTGTTTACACTCATTAAATAATTGTCGATAAGTGGTAAATCAAAAACACTTTGTCTGATACCAGTAAATTGAGTTTGGAAAGAACCTGGTGTGACGGTGTGGTTTACATCCGTAATCATATACGAACCATTGAACATCGGCACGTGTCTCAAATTAAAGTACATTGTTGGTTGAATAAGAGCATTACCGAATGAAACGACCTCACAGTTGTAACTCATGTTCTTATAGATGTTGTACAAAGAAACATTCTGAGTCGCAGTATTTCTACCAGAAGCGAAGTCCGCCATCTGATTGATTTGTTGAATAGACTCTGAGGTCGCTTTCCCCATGTTTTGGTCAACACGGAATGAATAGAATATATTTTGGTTTCTTGTTCCTATGTCAACATTAAACCCAACGACTTTATTATTAAACAAGGTGTTGACGTTCTCTTCCTGTCTTACAAGTGGATTGTTGTTGGCGCGAATATCAAAAGCATCACTTCTGAACAAGAAGTTTTTGTTGCCCTTCATGTCTAAGTAACTTGAGGGTCTTCCACTATAGAAACAAATAAGTTTGGGTCCTGAATTTCTATAATCAACATTTAAGAATGTACCCCACATGTCATTAGCAAAATCTTGTGGAGTTTGGTCTACATCATTTGCATTGTTACCGGCAACATCTTGAGTTTGGTTATAGAAATTAACATACGCCGGAAGAGGCATCACCGAAAAATGGTTTTTCGTGAGAATACCAGCCAAGAATACAAAGACACTCATGTTGTAATTTATGGAATCAGAATCCGTAATTCTTTCCAA